AATATTAGAACGGCACAAATACCAGACTTACAGGCAAAATACGGTTATGATTTGTCTAACTATAAATTAAGTAACAAACGCCAAGTATTAAGAAATTGTGTTGAGCCAGAATTAGGACTACATATTCTCAATGAGAAAGATTGAATACAATCTAACACTACCGTTCCCAGTATCTGTAAATCAATATTACAGAAGCATACCAAGGGGCAAGTTTTGTAGTGTTATTCTTTCACAAAAGGGGAGAGAGTTTAAGGCAACTGTTAAAGCAATGGTTGATTTATATCCCACATCTGAAGATGTACTAATTATGATTAAACTATATCCACCAAGTAAAAGAAAGTATGATGTTGATAATATGCTTAAAAGTTTATTAGATTCATTGATTGGTATTGCTTACGTTGATGATAGCCAAATCCAATGTTTAGCGGTTAGTAAAGAAGAAGTTGTTAGTGGTGGAAAGTGTACAATTAAAATTAAAGAGGTTTAATATGTGGAAATGGTTAAAGAATTTATTTAATAGATGTAGTGCTAATCAAACTCAGATAGATATAGTGGTTGCTCACATCAAGTATCACGGATCAATATCAACAACTGAAGCTAAAGAGATTGGCATTAAGCATCTACGCAGCGTTATTTGTAAGATGAAAGACCGTGGATATAAGGTTAAGAATGTTGGTAAGCAAGGTAAGGTCGGAGTTTATAAGTTTTGAAGTCTGTATTAACTAAAATCAGTGCGATAAAACGCAATCCAAACAATCCCCGTATTCTTAAAGATGATAAGTTTGCTAAATTAACTCAATCAATTAAAGACTTCCCGCAGATGCTGGATATTAGACCGATTGTTGTTAATGATGATATGATTGTGCTGGGCGGTAATATGCGTCTTAAAGCGTGTAAGGAAGCTGGATTATCAGAAGTGCCAGTTATCAAGGTTGATGATTTAACCGAAGAACAACAACGTGAATTTATCATTAAAGATAATGTTGGCTTTGGTGAATGGGATTGGGATTTACTAGCCAATGAGTGGGATACTGATTTATTAGAGGACTGGGGTTTAGAGTTAGACTTTAACCCAGTAGATGATGACAACGCTGGTTTAACTGACGAAGATGATGTGCCAGAGGTAACAGAGAACCCAGTAAGCAAGGTGGGCGATATTTGGCTGCTTGGTGAGCATAGGGTTATGTGCGGTGATTCAACTAACGGTGGTGATGTTGCTTTATTAATGAATGGTGAAAAGGCTGATATTTGTTTTACTTCACCACCTTATAATGCTGGTTCGTTAGAGATTAGAGGAAACAAATCAACAGAAAAAAAATACAATTCTTTTGAAGATAATCAAACTTCAGAGGATTATTTTAATTTTCTTTATAAGAATCTTGTTTGTATGATGGAAGTGTCAAACGAGGTTTTTTATAACATTGGTCTTGTTCAAAATAATAAAAACACTATATTTCAAATAATTACAGAATTTGGCGATAAATTTAAAGATATTATTTATTGGAAGAAGAACACAGTCGCACCGCATATTCAAAAAGGCATTGTTAATAATTTAGTTGAATTTATTATTTGTTTTGGTGATGGTAAAAGGAAATTTTTAAACCCACAATTTAGTCAAGGTTCGTATTGGAATGTAATTGAGGGTAGTAACGCTTCAAGTAATGATTATTCGGACATACATAAAGCAACATTCCCAGTGTATTTACCAGAGAATATAATTGATAATTTCTCTAATAAAAATTCAATAGTGATTGATTGTTTTCTTGGTTCTGGAACGACACTAATCGCAGCAGAGAAAAAGAACCGCAAATGTTATGGTATGGAGTTAGACGAAAAGTATTGTGATGTTATCGTTAAAAGATGGCAAGAATATACTGGCAAGAAAGCAATACACGCTGAAACTGGTGAACAATTTGTAGAGGTTAGCAATGACTGAAAAAAAGAAAGGTAGACCGTTAGTAGATATTGACTGGGATAAGGTTGATTCAATGTGCAAGATTCAATGTACTGGCGATGAAATAGCGAGTGTACTGAACATTCATTACGACACTTTACACAATGCTTGTAAGCGTGAAAAAGGTATGAATTTTTCAGACTATTTGCCACAAAAGGCATTAGCTGGAAAAGCATCACTAAGACGTACGCAATGGAAGACCGCTACTGGTGGCAATCCAACTATGCAAATTTGGCTTGGTAAGAATATGCTTGGTCAAACAGATAAGCAAGAGATTGACCATAATATTAATGATATTAGTGGCATTAAGTTAATTAGTGATTAAAGAAGTAAAGGTCTTAGACCATCAAAAAGACTTTATTGAAAGTATTAATCCAACTACTGGATTAGTTGCTGGATTTGGTGCTGGTAAATCTTATGCTGGTACGCTAAAGACAATCATTAAGAAGTTACAATATCCAACGATTAAGGTTGCTTATTACTTACCTAACTATCCACTTATTCGTGATATTGCCTTTGAGAAGTTCCCAGAAATGTGTAACGATTTAGGCTTACATTATCAATTGAACAAATCAGATAAAGAGTTAATAATCAAAGACTTCGGTACGATTATCTTTCGTAATATGTCAGAGCCAGAGATGATTGTTGGTTATGAAGTTGGCTATTCATTGATTGATGAGTGTGATGTAATGCCTAAGCATAAGATGGATAAGGCGTTCAAACAGATATTGGCTCGTAATCGTGCTAAGTTGCCAGATGGTAAGCCTAATCAAGTTGATTTGGTTGGTACGCCAGAGGGATACCGTTTTGCTTATAATTTGCTTGTTGCTAATAAGCCAGACAATTACCGCTTAATCAAAGCAAGAACGATGGACAATCCACATCTACCGCCAGATTACATTGATACTTTAAAAGCCACCTATGACGAGAAATTGCTTCAACAGTATTTGCTTGGTGAGTTTATTAATGTTAATGGTTCTGCCGTTTATCATCAGTTTGATCGTGATATTCACGTGGTCGATAATAGAGATGTTGACCCAAGCCTACCGTTAATCATATCGTTTGACTTTAACATCAATCCATACAACGCAATTTATTTGATTCAAGTGATAGATGGCAAGGTGACTGTTATTGATAATGCGATTATTAAAGGTAGGCCATTAGTTGATTCGCTTGATTATTTAAAGAGTAAGTTTGCTAATCTTGGTGCTGCGTTAATGAGTGCTACAATATATGGTGATGCTGCTGGAAAGGCAAGGTCGCAAGGCACGGCACAAACCAACTACGACTTGATTAAGAACGCTGGTTTCCATAAGATGAAGATTAAAACAGCAAACCCAAGAGTACAAGACCGCAATAATGCTTTCAATTCTCTATTGCGAAATGGTAACGGTGATGTTAATATAGCGATATGTTCGCGTAATCAAGAATTAATCACTGATTTAGAGCAGATGTCATACAATGATAAGGGCGAAGTTGACAAGTCCAACCAAGACTTAACTCACTCGGTAGATTCAGTGGGATATTACATAGAATATGAATGGGGACTTCACAAAACAGAGGTTCGCAACATTAGAATGAGGGTTGGATAACAATGATAATAAATAAATACCCACGCAACGATATTAGAAGCACAGTCTTTACAGCACCTACTAATAGGTTAAAGAAGTTTGCTTTAAGATATGCGATGTATAACGACAACTATAACAATCAAGTCATTAGCAAATTAGGTCAGATATACAGAGCCTTTGCTCAACTTAAACTTGATGTTCAAATCAATGACAATAACAATATTTACAAGCAAGTAATAAACGCTATTAGTAATGTTTATTCATTTGGTGTTAATCGTGAGTTTGAGAATGAAGATAACCAAGAGTTATATAACAATCTTCGTATCGATAAAGTAATGAGCCAAGCCAATAGATATATGAACGCATTTAATGATGTATTGATTCAAGTATCTTGGGATAGCAATAAAGAACAACCAAAGATAATGTTAAGACTGCCACACCAAACAGAGGTTGGTTACAATCAAGGTGAGGTTGAATGGGTTGCCTATTTCGTAGAAATGACTGGTAAGGACAATGATACTGAACGCTGGGCGTACTGGTCTGATACTGAACACTATTATGTTGATAAACAGAACGGTGAAGATAAGATTGTAGCGGTAGAAGATAATGAAGAAATGGTTAATCCATTTGGCGTATTACCTTTTGTCTATTTACATAATGGTTGGCGTGATGAAGATTTCTTTGATAAATACACTGGTGATGATTTAACTGGTGGTACAATTGATATGGCAGTTCATCTAACATTTTTAAACCATATTATCAAAACACAATCGTTTAAACAACTGGTTGGTAAAGGTGACAATGTGGGTGAACTTCTTGGTCAAGTATTAGACCCATTAAGTATTCTTACGCTTACTGGTCAAAACACAGAGATTAGTGTTCTTGATTTACAATCCAACTACGACCAATTACATAAGGTGGCTCAAGAGTTAGCAAACAACTTGGCTATTAGTTATGGTGTTAGTCCATCTCAATTTAGAATGACAAGCCAAGCATCATCTGGCTTTGCTTTACAGATGGAAAACCTTAAACTTGATAGGTTTACATTAGAGCAACAAGCAGACTTCAAGGTCTATGAAAAAGAATTGTTTACATTGATTGGTCAAGTGTCCGAATATTACGGACAAACAATCGCTGGTGAAATGTCTATTGATTTCGTTGAGCCTAACTACCCATCAAGTGAACAAGGTCAGTTAGAGATAGACCAACAAGCAATTGGCTTAGGTTTAACTTCACCACACAAAGTATTGATGCGTAATAATCCAGACTTAGCAGAAGATGAAGCAAGGGTTGATGTTGATGATAATATTAACGCACGTAATGAAATGCTAAACAAGGTTTCAACTGGTGGCTCATTGAACGCCACTATGAACGCTCTAGGTTTAGGCGCAAATGCCGACACTTGATTCAATATACAATAAAGAGCAAGACCGTATAGATGGCTTCATCAATCAATTTGATGGTGAAGCTGAGGAAGTATTTAAGCGTGTTCAACGTATAGCACAAGCACAACTGGCTGGTATATCAACTGATGATATTCTTAACTATGAATTTGCTTGGCGTGATTCACTAAAACAAGCTGGATATTACGACCTTGTTAATGATTTGATTGATAAGCAGTTTGACCAGATGTATCAAGGCACAGTAAATTCATTTACTGCTGGTGGATTTGACAAGGCTATGTTCACAGCTGATGATGCTGTTAAGATTCAAATGTTAAAGAATATGAAGCGTAACCAGTTTATTAGATTAGCTGATGATGTTGGCTTAACGGTTAAGCGTGAATTGTATAAATACGCTATATCAGATGCTTCATTAGTTGATATGACTGCTGGAATTGCCCAGACGCTTGAGGGTTCTAATTTAGCTAAATATTCAAAGACTTATGCTCTAACCGCCATTGGTGAGTTCCAGCAAGAATTGATTGATTTAAGGGCAAAAGATGT